GGTCCTCGCAAAGGCACTGCGGTTTAGGCCAAAAAACTACTTCCGCAGTCCCAAGTACCTGCTGTGGCGAGACACTGAAGGCGAACAAGGGTGGGACGGCTACATCAAGCCGTTGTGGGTTGACTTCAAGACAAACAGCGCAGAGATTGGACGGGGTTATCTTGCGGAGCTCGTGCAACTCTGTGAGGTCAACGGCATCGAGATCAAGTACAACATCCTCCCGCGCCCATTCGCGGACCTCACGGTGGAGGACATTCCAGAGGACTTGACCGCGGCTCCCTTCCCACTTGATGGAAACCAACTGGAGGCGGTGGTCCAGTGGCTTCGTCAGGGGTATGGAATCCACAAGGTGACTGTCGGTGGCGGAAAAACGCTGATGTTCTGCGCGGCGGCCGCGATGATCAAGCGAAAGTATCCCACGGCACGCTTCCTCTACTTCACCCCAACCGAGCGTCTCGTCAAGCAAGTCACGACTGAAGCGAAGCGGTTCCTACCAGACTGGGACATCACGCAGTTCGGCGGTGGCAAGCGAAACTTCGACGGCAAGGACATGGTCGTGGCCACAAACGGCGCGTTAGGTGTGAACTTCAAAACGCTCTATAAGGACGGCTGGTTCAAGACGTTCATGGGGTTCCTGATTGATGAAGCCCAATGTTTCCCTGGAACGGTTAAGGTTGACGGAGTTCCAATAAGAGACATAAAGGTCGGAGACTATGTTACTTCTGCTGATGGACCTAGAAAGGTCACAAACACGTTTAAGAGTCGACCTCTGTGTCTATGCCGAATACGGTTTGGAAATCGGTCACTCGTGTGCACGCCTGGTCACCCCCTACTGACGCAGCGCGGGTGGGTAAAGGCAATCCTCATAAGGGAATGGGATACCCTGTATGTAAGATGTGATAAAGAGCTCAATGATCATGTTTGTCAGCTGCAAGGGATGCAGAAAAACTGTAACGTGCCACGGAACGGCAGCGCCATTCAGCCTCCGCCAGGCGAGATTGGGAACAGTTTACTGCTCAAAGGAGTGCAGAAAAACAAATGTTCCAAAGGTTTTTTCGAAAGCATCCCGTCTGAATTGGCTAAATCCATCTTACCGAGATCGCCAAGTAAAGACCAGGTCTTCGGAGCAGTTTCGAGCGGCTTCAAGCAAGAAACTCTCAAATCAATGGACGGACGAGAAGTTTCGCGAGGGAGTGGAAACTCGGATGAAAGAAAACAATCCGATGAAAAATCCAACTACCGTGATAAAGATGAAGAAACGAATGAAGGAGTTGGGGATTTCATTTTCCGTGCGCGGAGGAAACGGAAATCCTCCAACGGTATCGCAGCTCCAACTATTCAACGCGTTGAAAACCGAGATGATGGAGTGCGAACTGGAATTACCGATAAGCCTAAAAGGTCTTCCTCACGACCCACAGAGCCCATGTTTGTCGAAAAACTATCGCGTGGACATCGGGATTCCGGAATGGAAAGTAGCGATCGAAGTGGACGGGGGTTCGCACAGGAGTCCAAAACAACGCCAAATCGACGCGTGGAAAACTCGGCGCTTATCGAGTCTAGGGTGGACGGTGTTGAGATTTTGGAACAGTCAAGTGACGGAACGTTTGGAGGATTGTGTTCAGACGGTTTTGTCTACAATCTCGAAGTTGAAGGAAGCCACACTTATTTTGCAGACAACGTCTTAGTTCATAATTGTTGCCCCTCTCCCACGGTCAGCAACATCCTGCTCCACAGTCCAGCGTACTTCAGGCTGGCAGCCTCAGACACGACGCGTGACGCCAAAGGCATTGATGGCTTGGAAGACCCAAGTCGATACCACCAAATCAAAGCCCTGGTTGGTGGAGTCCAGGTCATCGTAGAGGCAGGACCCATGATCGAATCTGGTCGACTGGCCAAGCCCACGATCTACCTCGTCGACAAGCTAAGTTGGGCAGGTCGCTTCAGAAAGGTCAAGCACGTGGCAGAGATAGACTCTGACGCCTGGGTCCTTGTAGAGGGAACCTGGATGAAAGGGACGTATCTCGGGCCAGTGTACGAGGTCGACGACCACGGTGACTACAAGCTCGCTAAAAAGAAGCTCAACGCTGCGGACGTCCTTGAGGTCGGTGACAAGTGGAAAGACCCAAACACCAAAGAAGTTCATGATGTGAATCCCGACTGGATCGGAGAGCGCATTGGCTTGGTCGAGGGTGACCACCAGTTTTTCAGGATGGAGAAGATCCAAGTGCCTGGTCTCCACACCGTCCAAGTCAAAGACGAGATCATGGAGTATCCCAGCCGCCTGTGCCTGCTTGACCGCACACAAGACCGTGCCATCATCCAGTTTAGGGACCGCAACGAGATCGCACTTGAGTGGACCGCACATTGGGCTGACACGCACGGATACCAGACCTTGGTGGTTGCCACGCGTTCCATCCACGTGGCGATCTTCAAGCAGATGGCGATCGACAAATTTGGCGCTCATCGCGTCCGGTCACTGACCAGCGACGACTCGACTGCGACGCGCAACAAGACCTTCAAGTGGTTCGAGGAAAACAAAGGCTCGATCCTCGTGAGCTCAATCGTCAAGGTCGGCGTGTCGCTCAACTTCATTCAGGGCGGAGTCGTGCTCGATTATTTGGCCGGATGGGAGCTGGCCAATCAGATTGTCGGTCGGTTCATTCGACCAAAGAGCACAGGTGACAACACCGCCCACATTACAATGTTCCTGGAGCGCCAGCATCCTACCTTGTACGCAGGTTCTTTCGCGGTGGTGGACAAGCTGGAGAAGATTCGTGGGTATCGCTACCTGCATCCTGTCGTCCACCCAGCTGACATTCCAAATGCAGACGTGCACGAGGTTGTGACGATTACGTAGACTATACTGGGGGTGCGGAGGGGTCCGCGTTTGTGCTGCAATGGTCGTGCACAAACCGTCCAAACTTGGACGCATGTGAGGTTCGAGTCCTCAACTCCCGAACCTTTTCAAGGCAGCAACTGCTGGATCCTTCAGCATCTCTTCGTACCGTCAAACGGATACCAGACTCGTTTGTAGTTTCTCGTCGCCTCTGTAATCAACGCCACCTCCTCTTCAGTCATCGGTGGAGGAGAATCATTGGAGTCGCGCGGAGTCACTCCGAAACGGGAATACTTGGCAAGGCGCTCCTTGTTCGGGCGGTGGATTAACTCGTGGCCGTTGGCGTATCGTTCGCGCATTTTGTTGTTGACTTGTAAGCCTCTTTCGGGTGGACGACACCTCCAAACATCGAGGCGTAACCTGTGGCCACGTCATGGCACATTGGCTCACTCCAGCCTCCGTCGTTGTACTTGACACGGTACTTTCCGTGCGTGCGGTTGAAGTCGCGTGAGCGGTCCTGTCCGTCCTCCCCGTAAACCATGGCACGAATGGCCGGGAGTACGATTGAGAGGATGAACATGACCAACAGTAGGGCTGCGAAGAAGTAGTTCATGACCAGTAAGAAAGGAGTGTCCACTTCGGTTCGCCTTCGATTCCGTGCTTTTTGCAGAATTCCGTAAAGGCCGTGAGCTGGTCATCCATGACGACGAGCGCCGACGGGTCAAACGTGGTGGGACCTTCCCAGTCGCCGTTGACTGCCGCTGCGCCAAGATATTCCTTCTTGAAGCGCACGCCCAGGAAAAACATCGGATCGTCACCAGAGGAATACCGGATGAGGTCAAGCGGATATTCCTGCTCCAGCTTGCGGCAGGTTTCCCAGTACGCCTGGTGCTCCTTCTTGTTGGACTCATACGGTCCGGCGGGCGGCGGCGTGCCACACAGGTTGGCCACAAACTTGTCCCACTCGCCCTCAAAGGGCTCGAGAAACTCGGGCTCGTCCATTCCCAGGTCGATTCCGAAACAGATGTACGATGATGCTGACATTCCCATATGGTCTCCTTTACGGCGTCCAAACGCCGGCTGCGATTTTGTCGAAAGTCTCTTTTGAGATCGGGGTGGTCGACTTGAACTTCACGCCCGACTTCTTGATGCCGTCCACGAAGGAGACGCACAGGCGAATCCAAGCAGCAATGTTCCGGATGGAGACGTTGCCTTCCATGTGGCGAAATTCCGCACGACCTGCGTTGGTCAAGTTCAAGCCGTGGTAGCGCTCACCGCGGCGGTTGTTTGACGCAAGCCGCCGAATCTCAGCCACCGTGGTGGCGCGCAAGATGCTCTCGATGAGGTGCGTCGGGTTCGGCATGCAGTACTGGTTCGTGCTGCGTGACTCGTGGACTTGATCATAAAAGTGCTTCTGGCAGCGAAGGTACCCGATGACGAGGCGTTTGAAGTCCTCGAACGAGTGGTCGCCGATGTCGACCGTGACGTGCACGCCACAGTTGGCGTTCGCCGCCGTCGCACCACCAACCTCACGAATCTTCTCGACCGCAAGCTTGGCGTCGAAGATACCACGCGATCCACTTAAAATTGGAGACGCAAATTCGTATCCTGCAGAACTGTCATACTTCACATCCCATTGCGACCCGTCAGAGTGGAAGTAGCTGTTGCGGCGATCGCGAACCTTTAACCCCCGCGCAAGCAGTTTTTCAATGATGTCATCAATGCTGAGCCGTGAGTGAGTCTCGACTTCAAGACCGAATTTACGCCCACCGTCGGCTTCAGGGCGGCTTTCAACTGCTGATCCGTCCTGCTCGATGATGATGTACGGGTTTGCTTTTCGCTTAAATTTTGCCTTGAATTGCTTCTCAAAGGCAGCAGTTCGTTCATCTGCGTCGGACGACTCACAGATGATCTTCTTATTTCGGAGATTGCCAATCTGACCCCACTCACAGACTACCTGTGTTCCGGTGTCTGTAAGTCGGTATCCTTTATTATGCTCGGTGTCGTTTGACGTCCCTCGCTCTTCTCCGTAGACTGTTCGCATGTTAAGAGAGTAGCAAATCTCGGGTCGTTTGTTAACGCCGGGATTCGTTTTGAGAGGTTTGTAATCCACTGGAACCATCCTTCAAGGGTTCCGTCAGACTTCGACGAGTTGCAACGGTGGCAGCACGGGACACAGTTTCCTGGAATGTACCCTTCCGTGCTTACAATTCGATCGATCCCGTTGTAGTAAAACTCGTACACAGTTCCAGGAACTGTCTTACCAGTTTTGCGGTCCTTTGCTCTCCAAATCTTGTAGTAAAAGTTGCTTGGTGATGATCCACAATACGCACAGGACGAAAATATCAATGCTTTGACCTCGTCCTTGGACAGAGTAAATTTCCGCTTTTTCTTCTTGGCTGTGGCGCGGTATCCATGCCATACAATTCCAGCGTGAACACTTGACACATCAGGATTCTTGCGCGCATTGAGCTTGGACACTTCTCCGTACAGGCAGCCGCAGCTTGATTTTCTTCCGTGCTGAAGCGAGTACTTGTTCGCGAGCACCTCTGTCCCGCAAGAGCACTGGCACACAAACTGGGAATGCCCGTGCTTGTTTCGCTCTCCCTCCGATAAGACGGTAAGCTTTCCAAAGACTTGTCCGATTTGAATCTGCATTTCTTATCTACTGCAAGACGAATTCAAATCAATCCTTGACTTCTTGAATGACGCCGTGGACCATGAAACCCGCCGGGTACTGGTCCGGAAGCGGGAACCAACGCACGATGTCGTTGCTCATCTTTGGTTCGCCGCCCTGAGGGTTCACTGCAAGCGTGACATGTGGGCTGCGGTTGAACGACAGGGCCAAAGCGTCATGGACACGCACCGCGATTGCGAGGTTTGTGCTACCGATGTCCGTAACAAGCAAGGCACAGGGATGGTCGCGCAGGTGCTCGAGTTTCTCAGGGAGACGCCCGAGACAGATGGTCATGTGGTGACAGTAGATGGTCCACGCTTTTGCCTCTCTCGGGAACGTGCGCCTCAGCAAGAGCTTGAGCTTCTCTTGTGATTCGGCGTTGAGTACCACGGCGGAATACATGACCAAAAAGAACGCGTTCTTCATCATCCGGACTACCAAGGGCCCAACGTTTCCTCGTTAGTAGACACACGCCATATGACTCGTCAAGACAGCAATACGAACCGAAACGCGCCAGTGGCTAGTCCCTTTTTCTCACTGTGAACGCTCAAACTCGACTCCTCGCCCCTCACACCCGACACACCGTGTCAATCGACGTGGGCAATCAGTCATCCGAACAGCAGCTGCAACTTATTCGTGCCTGGAAGCAGAAGATCCGATATACCGAGACCCGTTAAGCGGACTAGTTACGAGTTTTTGAGCCATCCTAAAACAGTGAAGAGTTGCACCTCGCCAACGAAACTTGGGTTGTGCACATTTTCGGACCATCGGGTCGTGGATCACTCCGCCGATGCCTCTGACTGGGGTTGACCAGCCCCAACGCATTCGACTGATTTTTGCTGCTGGCGTTTATAAATAGAGGTCGATGGGTACAGACCTCGTCACATCCCGCAAGGGTTGTATCTATACCATGACGCCCAATTGCACTACGATGAAAGCCAAAGCGCTAGTGGAGTCACTCCTTGAATCACCGTGGGGTCCTGAAGATCGTGCTATCCGTTGGGCAGGTGCAACGAACGACCGCTGGAGGGAAATTGCCCAGACCATCCGTCAAGAGCTTGAAAGCGGCGAGTGTCAGCATTGGGCAGGATTGACCTTCGACGAGTACGTCAGCGAGCGCATTGGTGACCTCGACCCGGACTGTGAAGGTGAGGACGACTATGCCAGGTGCAAGAGCTACATCCTCGGCCAGGTGCGCCCTCTTGCCAACCGCTTTAACGAGAGCTCCGACAAGCCCATTCCCCAGTTCATGCCGCGTAGCAAGGACAATCCCCTTGGCTACGACGAGGAGGAAAACAAGCGGGAGCGTCGCAAGCGCAAGGCCTCTGACGAGCGCGGCACCTCTACTGTCCGTCCTCACCTCGGACGCCCTGGTGTTTCAGCTCGAGACTAACGTCGCTTCAGCCAGTGTTGCGAACCGCCCGAGTGGCTGCCGTTTAGCACAGTGACTACCTCGGCGCAAGCCACGCAAGTAGTTGTCTCTGGTAGAGCTTGCAACCGGGCCCACGGAATCTGTACCTGGCACTTGGTGCATTGACGTCCACCCAGGAGGAGTTTCGCCGCGGTGACAAGCTTGTCCATGCCCCCTGCCTCGAAGATTGTGTGCTCGTTACCGTACTTCTGCTTGATCACGCCGACGTGCGTCGTACCAACCGTGCGGCCGATCAAGGCGGCATCTGCATTTGGCAGGTCCTTGAGACGAGGGTGGTGGAGGTCGTTGAAGATGATCTTGACGTTAAGGTCATTGAGCTTCAGGGTGAGGTCACTGCGCCACTTGGCAGGCACGCCGAACACGATGAGTTTCTTCGGCTTCTGCACCTCGACGGCACCGTCGACAAAGGTAAACTTTGTGGCCTCTTCCAGCGCGGCGTCAGTGAGGACGGACTGTGCCTCAGTTTCAACCACGACAGGGGTTTCGCCAGCTTCCACGAGGTCGGCGAACTTGGCCCGTGCCATGAGCTCTTGGACGAGCTCAGTAGTATCGAAGACGCTGATGTCCTTGATCGGCACCGGAACCTCGACTTCGACCTTCACCTCGTTGACCTGAATGACTGGCACCGGTGCTGGTTGCGGGACGATGACTGGCGCCAAATTTGTGGTCCTCTTTAAGGAGTCAATCACCGCACAGATGATTGTCGTCTCCTGTCCGATCGTGTGAATGTTTCTGATTCGATCAGGCTGGATTCCGGCGTCGCGTTGTGCCCTGGGCATCAGTGAGACCAGCGTGGGAACAGGGTCCTCGATCCGAAGTCTAGCGTCTTCAGCTCGTCTAGCAAAAAATAATCCAGGAGCAAACGGACACCGTTCGACGTGTTTAAAAACTGAAACTCTTAAAATTTTAGGAGACGTTGAGTATGATTCTCGAAGTGAACTTGAGCGAACCTGGATACGTCAACTCGATGAAAAACCGGGGGTAGTGTCATGTCGCCGATGCGACATTACTATTTCTTACGTTGATTACCTTGGAAAAATCTGCAATTATTTTCCAGATTTTATCGTTGAGTGGGAGTCGGGGGTAAAATGGGTGGTAGAGGTTAAAGGAGTCATGACGGAGCGCGACTTATTTAAAGTCGATCAAGCACGTCAAAAATGCTCAGACCTCGGATACGAGTACAGGTTTATTACACAAGGCCTAGTCAAGGAGTGCGCTTGGCTTGATCAAAAAGTGTTTATTGAGCACGAATTTACCGGTAAAAATAATCCACCTCCCGAACTTCTCATGATGAATCAGGCGTGCAGTTGGGCGCTGATGTCACACGGTAAACGTGCAAAAGTTGGTTGCGTAATTTCCACCATAGACATGTCCCAGATTTTGGCGTTTGGATATAACGGAGATGAAGCTGGAGGGTCAAATTGCCCGCTCTGTCTTTTACCAGGACAGGATGGGTTTTTACACGCTGAAGAAAACGCTTTGCTAAAAGTTACGCTCGATGAACCTGCTTCTATGTTTATTACGCTGAGCCCATGCGACATGTGCGCAAAAAGAATCATCAACTCTAGAAAGATCGCGCAGGTGTATTACCTGTCGGAGTATCGGGATCTTTCAGGAGTATCGCTTTTGGTATCCCGCGGGATACCAGTATACAAACTATTGATAGCTAATCAGTTTGGAAGAATCCTATCCACAAAAGAAGCGTGGAATATCCTGGCACCGCGCATCGTTCCTGATCAATTTGGTACAATTGATCAGTTCGTAGGAAGCTAGTCATTCAGTGGTACCTTTCCAGCAATAACGTCGCAAGCCTTGAACCAGGACGCCATCATATTGTGCATCTTGGTCGTAGCAGTCTTGCACGCTTTGAACGTCCGCCGGGGCTTCGGTTCCAGCGTTGAAGGCGTACGCTTGGGCTTGTTGCTCAACTCTCTAAGTAAAACCTTACTTAGCGCGTGTCATTGCAGAACCTTAACGAGGACCAGTTATACAGCCTCTTGCCCGCTGGAGTAATTAAAGGCGACGTTCGGGGCTTCATCCAAGCCGTCATTGGCGGGCTTCAGGACCGCGTCTGCGACTTCCGCAGCCAAGCCGCCCAGCTCAACAACCTCATCGACCCGAGCGCCGTCAACGGCACCTCCCTGAGTGAGCTCGACGTCACGTACAACATCGGGGCAGGCAACGTCAACACGGTCCTCTCCTTTGCAACCACGGCTCCTCCCAGTGGGAACCTGAGCCTGGGTGACTTCGCGGCACAGATGCTGTCGATCAACCCGTCTCAGATCGTCAGCGTGGCGTACTCGGCCAACACAGCAGCAGCTGGCAGCGTCCTCTTCAACACAGTCCAGCTCACTTACGTTGGTCTCCAGGGCAACCAGATCACACGCAGCCTAGACATCAACCAGACGACCCCCTTGGACAGCCAGGCGTTGACTGCGTGGGCCATGAAGGAGTGCGGACTTGCACCTGATGTGGTTGTGGTCTCCACGGTCTATGGCACCGACGTCCTCCGCCAGGTTGCCGCCAGCACTGTCCAGCTTCTGGCCGCCACCATTGGCGCCAGTGTGTACCGCAGCCTCGGCAGCACCAACCCAATCGCGGACACCCAACGCGTGGTGGACGGCTACTTCCCTCGACTCCAGGTCAAGGGAACTGGCCTGAGCTTTGAGCTGTTGGGTCGCCTCATTGGGTTTGATGACGCAGCCTTCGTGCCGCTGTGGGGACGCATCAGCCCCCGCTTCCCGTCTGATCTTGGCAACCCGTTGAACGACGGCGACTTCGCCGCACAGCCACAAATCTCGCCGTCAGCCATCCTGCCGTCTCCGACGTATGACCCCAATGACCTGACGGACGGCGACGTCTTTTACCACTACAAAAGCGCCGCGGTTTCTGGCACGCTGTTGACCGTTGACCCAAGCTCGACCTTCTACATCCCCAACGCGATCAACGGCTACAACCCCTTCTTCACGGTGTCGGTGACCTCGCCAAACTTGGCGCTTCCGCAGACTGGCCAGTACACTCTGCAAGGGGGCGGCCCTCACGTCGTGGCCTCGGCCACCATGGGCACAAGCGGCTTCCAACTGCGCGCCTTGACCGAAGGCGACAGCTTCAACGGCCTGATCGTCAAGGTGCAGCAAGACCCAACCGGCACCCAAGGCGTAAACTTTGACGCCATCGGCCGTTTGAGCGCGATCAAGTATCGCACCAGCTATTACGACGTGCGCTTGGCCGTCGACGCAGAACGCTTCATCTCTGAGCTCAATGGCTCGATCCCTGTCACACCCAACACGGACCTGTCTGCAAACCCCGAGCTTGACGCGAGTGACACTTCACTGAGCTTTGGTGGCACTTCACCATCGCCGTACCGCCCGTGGAAAAATGGTGTCATCCCCCTGTCGTTCACCGACCCATTCACTGGCACTGTCTCGACCACAAACCCCTACACAGGAACCTGGCCAAACACCGAGCTTCGCGTCGCCGCGGTGCCTGGACGCTTTGGTGACCCACAGCTTGACCTCACAGCTTTGAGTAACCTTGGAAACCAGGCCACGGCTTACCTCGAGGACGTGCGCCCCGCAACCCGAAGCCCTCGTCGCTCGTTGACCGGACTTTTGGTGCGTGACAGCGTGCCGTATGCGCCATACAACGGTAGCACGGTCCTGTTTACGACCTCTACTGGAACAATCAATGGCACTGCCCCTGGCCTTATCGCGGGCGGTAACGTCGTGGTGAACGGCAACTTTGCCACCGGTGACGCCACAGGGTGGGACAGCAACTCCAACAACGTTGAGTTTGGTGGTGGAGTCTCTGGCACAGACTACTTTGCCGGCGGTGGAAACGTCGGCTCGCAAGCGTACACTGTCCAAACGGTGACGACCGTGCCTGGGGTCACCTACACGGTTGGCTACCAATTTTTGAGCGATGGTGCCACACCCAACGAGTTTAGCGTCACAGTTGGTGACGACGTCATCGTGGACCTTGTCGACGCACCGGCCTCTCCGTGGACTCAATACTATGCCTCATTTACGGCGACCTCAACCTCGACCGTGATTTCCGTCGGAATGCGCGATGACCCTGGGTATCTTGGGTTCACCGAGGTCTCGCTGGTTTCGCCTTCGACTCCGGCAAGCTACCCACTCGCGCCATACTCGGCTTCCTTCTCGTCGGGCACGAACGTGCTTGGCGTTGAGACTGACTTCTTGAACCCTAAGCTCCTGTTCATCAAGGGCACTGGGATCAATGGTTACTACGACCTGTCAAACAACACGTACAGTGTGGCGGTCTCCTCGTCCGCTGGTACACAGCCATTTACAGCTTTCTGGATTCCGGAGTCCACAGACTTGATTCGTCCGGAGCCGAGCAACGCTGATAAGTTGTCCACGTACGCCTACCAGTCGCGTCCTGAAGATCAGCTCGACGCCCCTCAGGTTGGTTTCCTTGATGACTACCCGTGGCGTCGTCCGCTCAAAGCAGGTGGGAACACAATTGACCTCAATACCGCCTTCACAGGCACATACGGAAGCAACGCGCTCGAATACCAGACGGCGTCGTTGATCATCGACTCCAACGGTGTACCCAACACGATCAACGTGCACGACCTCTCGCCGGCCATTCAGCCGTACCGCTTGGTCATCTCCAAGGTTGTGACGACGCTCGACATCAATGCGTCCCCTGTGCCATGCGCTGGACAGCTTGCCTACGCAAAAGACCTGACTACAAGCGGCGTGATCGAGGTTGGCGCAATCGGCTCGGTCGTGTTGGCCTGCGTGGACGCGTTCACCGAGCCCAACCACTCCGACAGTCTCCTTGGTTGGTGGCCTATGAGCGAGCACCCGCTTGACGACCTCACCGTTGAAAATCAGTCACCATCAGGCCAGGTTGACGTGACTGCTGACGGCGTGGTTGCCTCATTTGACGGTTCCACGGAGGTTTTCCCACCAAGCTTCAGTGGCAACATCCAGCCGACTGACCGCACCTGGGCTGTGAAGCGTGGT